TATACCGCAGTCCGGACAAATAAGTGTTTTGCCGTCTTTTCTCGAAAGGGCGGGTCGGGCTGTGTATGCCTTTCCACAGCAGGGGCAAATGTTTGTTTCGTGGCTTTCGTTTTTCATATACTCCCTCCGCAGTTTAAGTAAGCGTTTATCAACGGTTTATTGTCAAAGCCAAAGTTTTTGTAACCCTCAAGGCAGGTCCTAAGGTAAAAGTCTGACGGCTTTCCTATGGGTCTGTCCTCATGCATTATGTAAAGGAAAACCTTTCTGTTTCTTACCTTTCCGGTTTTTATACCCTTGACGGGAAGTGTAATTTCCTTTTTATAGTAAAAGATAGGGAACCCCTCGTATCTATCAAGGGAAAGCTCGTCAGCTTTTGTCACTTCCCAAACGGCTATTGGAACACTGCAATTTTCTTTAGGCTCAACCGTCAGGTAATAGCCTGTGCGGCTTCCTTTGAAAAGAAGCTGACTTCCCTCAATCACCGATGTTCCGATAATTCTCGCCTGTGGACAGCGCATTTTCATCTGCCTGATATTTAGATTGCTTCCGTATGCTCCGTAGTAACGTTTTTCCATAATAATTCAGTCCTTTCAAAGTCTTATCACGCCTTAGGACCGCCGAAGCGGTCTTTGTGATTTTTATTGCGTTCAGGCGGCTCTGCCGTTTCTGAAGGCTGAATCTCCGGAAAGCTTTCTTGTGAGAATATCTCTAGCTGTGGCAAACTCCTCGCCGATAAAACCAAGTCTTAAAAGCCATGTTCTCATTGCGTACTTTGGATTTTCGTTTTGCTGTGGCTTTGGGCTTGCGGTTCTCACGGTCTTTGCCATTTGACTCAATGCCAAGCAAAGCTGAATGTAGCTTTTAAGCTGTCCTGCGTGAAGCCCGTTTTGCCTGCCGTTTTCCGGCGCGTCGAATTGGAAAAGTCTGAATTCAACTGTACCCTTTGTAAAGGTTGCGTGGAGGTTGAGCATATGGTAGCGGCTGTCGTTGTAATGATGATCTCTTCCCAAGTTAGCCCCGTGGCTTCCGTACCAAATGTCCGCAAGCTCCGCCATTGTTTCCGGCTTCTTTGCGTTTACTTCCTGCAAAAATTCAGGGTTTACCGTTTTGCAGTAGCGGTTCATTCTCATTGCGTCAAGGTTCAGGGCTTCCGCCAGCAGGCTTTCATGGCTTGCCATAATGTTTGCAAGGTTTCTCAGGGTTTTTGGTGTGTGTCCCTTTGCTCCAATGTGAATGTGAACTCCGCACCCTCTTGTGGCGTCGCTCTTTGCTCCGGCTCTGCGGAGAAGTCTTACAAGCTCCTGCAAAGTTTCCATATCCTCGTAGTTGAGAATAGGTGTAACAAGCTCGCATTTTTCATCGTTGGGGCCTGCAATGCTTACGTCCTTTTGGAACTTCCATTCTCTGCCTTGTCCGTCCCAGACTGAAAAGGTCTGGTAGCCGTTTCTTCTTGCTGTGTTCTGGTATCTGTTTGTTCCAAAAAATTCAGCGGAAATCTTTGCGGCTTTTTCTCTTGTGATGTTGTTCATCTCTATTTCAACGCCGATGGTCTGTTTTTTCATTTCGTTAACCTGGTTCATAAGCTTTTCGTTCATTTCTGTGTCCTCCGTCTTTCTTTTGGTACACACATATTAACTCTAAAAGCGTACTATATCCAGTGTTTTCGCAATAATAAACTACACGATGTTGTGTGTCTGTATTTGTGTATTTTTGACATTACAGACACACGTTTATTTTTATCTGAGCCAGCTTTTTAAAAAACATATTGCGTCTGAAAACCCCGCCTGATAATAGAAATTGATAGTTTCACCGTCAAGAACGCCGTATGCGTTTTCGCATTTTCTGAAAAGAACTTCCTGTTCCGGTGTCAGCGTGTCCCTGAGCTTTTGAACCTCATTACGAAAATTCAGATAGGCCTCCTTAAGACACTCGCTTTCGTTACTGCCGTGATAATTTATTCTGGAAACAATAAAATCATCAATGGCTTTTTCCATTTTAAATACCGCCTTTCCTGATTGTCAGTAACATATATCACTCTAAGAAAGGCAGAAATCAAGGGCAGACGGAAAATTCTCCGTTATGAACAAATGGGCTTGAAAACTTTTATTGGAATGTTTCGCTTTCTGCACTGGTCGATAACATACTTTGTTCCTCTTGAGCTTCCGTCCCAGAAGGCGAGCACCAGGTCTGCGTTTTCAATTATGGTTATGTTTCTCTTGAGGGGAGCGCCGCGGCCGTACTTGCTGTACTCCGGCAAAAACTCAGTAAGCTTGATATTATTGAACATGGCATATTCCCTTGCGGAGGTATCAACGCCCTTAGCGCCTCCTGAAATTATCTCGGTGACATTTTCGGGAAGATACTTTCCTAAATCATTGACATAAAGATTTCTTGAACCAACAACTGCGACTTTCATGTGATCACTCCTAAAAAATAATAGATATACGGTATATCTAAAAATACATTATAACACATGATAGCTATAAAATAAATATACAATATATCTATATGGAGGCAGTTGTATGGCTATTAAAAGTGTATCAATACGTATAGAAGAAGAAATGCTTGAAAAGCTGAGCTTCGTGGCAGATTATGAGGGACGTTCCGTAAACAGTCATATACTTGTATTGATTAGAGAAAACATAAAAGCTTATGAACAGGAACACGGAGAAATAGATGGTTCTTTAAATCCGGCAGACAATGTAAAGCCGACAAGAAAGAAATAAACTCAGCTGAAAAGAGGAGCAATTATGGATGAAAAGCTTTTGAGATATACATTGAGAGTTGATAGATTATTATTTAAGAAATTCAGATATATAGCGGAGTCTGAGGGACGTTCTGCAAATAAAGAAATAGAACAGTTTCTGAAAAAGCGTGTAGCTGAATACGAAAAGGAAAACGGTAAAATTCCGGTAGATAACGGTGAAAATAACTGAATTTGAAATGTGTTTTATGATGAAGCAGAGAGATCTGTTTCATCATTTTTTGTTATCACAATCTCATCGTATCTGTATTTCTTACCATCACGAATAACAAATACACCGTCAGATGAACCTGCCTGCTCTATGTAGCGATTGACTATAACGTCGCAGAATTTTTCGTCAAGCTCAATGGTGTAACAAATTCTTTGTGTCTGTTCGCAGGCTATAAGGGTTGAACCGGATCCGCCGAAGGGGTCAAGGACGACCGAGTTGCTCATGGATGAATTCATTATGGGATAGGCAAGAAGGGGAATAGGTTTCATAGTTGGGTGGTCGCCGTTTTTCTTTGGTTTGTCAAACTCCCAGATTGTTGATTCCTTTCTGCCTGTATACCACTGGTGTTTTCCTTTTTTCTTCCAGCCGTACAGCACAGGCTCGTGCTGCCATTGGTATGGAGAACGTCCGAGAACCAAAGATTGCTTTTTCCAGATACAGCATCCAGAAAGATAAAATCCGGAATCTGCAAAAGCTTTTCTAAAGTTCAGCCCCTCGGTGTCTGCGTGGAACACATAGATAGAAGCATCGTCAGCCATTGCGCTTTCTGTGTTCTGAAAGGCGGCAAGGAGAAAATCATAAAAGGCAGTGTTATCCATATTGTCGTTTTTGATTTTTCCTGCGGAACCCTCGTAATTTACATTGTATGGCGGGTCGGTAATCACAAGATTTGCTTTAATGCCGTTCATAAGGAGTTCAAAGGTTTCCTCCTTTGTGGAGTCGCCACACACAAGTCTGTGTCTGCCCAAAGTCCACACATCTCCAAGTTTTGAAAATGTAGGCTTTTTAAGTTCTTCCTCCACATTGAAGCGGTCCTCTTTTATATTTTCCTGAATAGTGTCCTTGTAAAGCTCATCAATTTCGGCATGGTCAAAGCCGGTGAGGGAGATGTCAAAGTCCACAGCCTGTAAATCCGCTATGAGCATTGAAAGCTTGTCCTTGTCCCAAACGCCGGAAATCTTGTTAAGAGCGATATTGAGGGCTTTTTCTTTGTCCTCGTCCATTTCCACAATTACACATTCAATCTGTTCTATTCCCAAGTCAATGAGAACTTTAAGTCGTTGATGACCGCCCACAACTCGTCCAGTTGTTTTGTTCCAAATAACAGGTTCAACATAGCCGAATTGCTCTATTGAGCGTTTCAGCTTTTCGTATTCCGGGTCGCCGGGCTTTAAATCCTTTCTGGGGTTGTACTCCGCAGGCAAAAGCTCAGAGACATTTTTCTTTTCAATAATCATAATCACAGTCCTTTCCTTGCACTGAGCAATCTTTCCATCAAATCGTCCTGTGGGTTTGCTCCCGAGTATTCAGTGGAGCAGTTCTCCTTGACAATTTGATATATTTCGTTCCATAGCCTGTTGGCTTGGTTCATGTAGTTAATTCCAATATTGATAAAGGGGGAGGGAATGGGTTTCCCTGTTGTTGGGTGCTTGGAGAGATACCCGAGGGTTGAGGTCATCTCCTCACACTGAATCCAGCGGGCGGCGCACATGGCGTAACGCTCAAGAAGCTGAGGCGAAACCACAGCGGTACATCCTATGGATTTGAGCCAGTTCCATGTTTCCTCATAAATATCCTTAGCCTGTAGCTTTTCGCCGTCACGCTGAGTAGCGGATAAAAAGTCGTGAGGCTTTGGCATTTCAACACCGCTCACGTCCGGAATATCAAGGATTTTTAGCTTCTTTCCGCCAGTATTACCATTTTCAATTTTTTCTGCAAGAGATTTTTTCTTGCGACCGGCTCCAGGTCTTGCACCGCCCCGTCCGCCGGTGTTGTTGGATTTAGTAGGCACTTTCTCACCGTCCTTATGATTGATTAAAAGATGTTTAATTGTGAAATTTTAAAGTTTAGATTTTATCCTACTATTGTATGTTTTTTTAATATGTTATAAT